ATCCCTAGGAAGTCCCGAGTTGGGACTCCTCGAAGGGTTTCCTTGTAGTTATAGATCTTCGTATTGATCCCGTGCGGGATATAAACCGACTCGATCCCCGCTTCGTCCATTAGCTCCTTGCCGTTAGGAGCCATAGCGATCGGGGTTACGTTGTCCTTGCGTAGATTCTCGAGGACTTTAGGAGGGATCCCTAGGTGGTCTAGGGGAACCCAACTAATCATTTGGTGATCGTTTAGTTGGGGATTTTGGTAGACCCAAAGATCGTAAAGGGTAAAGATCGCGGACTTGAGATCGGGGTGAGCCGAAGTAAAGTGCTTATGAAAGGCGGGTAGCACGTCGTCCGAATAGCCCGAGAAGGATCTAGGGTAATGCTTGATCTTGCCCGTTCGGATCTTGAGATCCTCGATCGCGCCCTCGTGTCCGTAGTTGCTCATACTCGCGACGGTAAGTCCCGACTTGAGCATACGCTCGATTAGCTGTTCTGCTTGTTGTCCGTATCCCGTCGTAACGCCGGGAGTATTACTTGCGAAAGATATCGCGCCCTTGATTTTGTTGTCTGCTGGCATACCAACAGGCTAACACAAACAAAAGAAAATCCCGAGCGGTAACCAGCCGAACCGCCCGGGACTTCTTTAGTTCGAAGACTAGCTTGAGTAGCCCTCGAATACCTTTACGTGACCTGCGTGAGCAAGCGCACCGTCCAGTCTCATCAAGAACCGGTAGGTGGTGACATCTTGGTTGAACGCATAGTCAGTCGAGGTTGCTACCTGCATACCGCCTGCGACGCGTACCTTGAATGAAGGTAGGTGTCCGAAGGCAACGCTGAGCGTACCCGATCCGACCGAAGCCATAGCGGGGTTCTCCACGATCTGGTAACCAGCGAAGGTGTCTGGCGCACCAACGTTCACCTGATACAGGAAGTTTCCTGCGTCGTCCTTGAGACGGCGGATACGACCAATGGTCGTACCGTTTGCCATATAAGCAACTCCGGGGAGTCTGCGTGCAGCTCCGTCGAGGCTGTACTGAAGATCGATTAGATCGTCAGCGTCGAAGGATCCGTCGGTTGCGGTTCCAGTTACGCCAGTAGCTGCGCCAGTAATGATACCTGTCGGCTCGACCGTACCGGTACCGGTGGTCAGTACCTCGTTGATCTTGTAGCCCAGTCCGTTACCTGCCTGCTGAGCGAGGTGACTCTGGATATTGAATCCTGCGTCAGTTACTAGCTCATCTGCTACCTGAACCAACAGACCGTACTTGTATGCGCCAAGAGTAATAGACGCATATGTTGGATCGTCTGCCGTAAGCGCGGATCCAGCTGCGGTCTGAGTTGCTGTGCTGTAAGCAGTCAGGGTTGGAATGGTGAAGTCCTCGCCAGAGGTGGTGTTGAATACCTCGGAGACGTCCAGCATCGGGCCCACGAGCCGGGCCACGTCATAGACCTCGTTGTAAAAGGACTTGGGTACGGTGTTGTCGCTAGGGACTAGGGTACGAGCCTCGAAGTTGTGCATACCGCCACGAACTCCTAGGTCGCGTAGGATCTCGTTAGCCGAACGCTCCTCGGAGACAGCAGGGACAAAACCCTTAGCTGCTACGGAAGCCTCGATCTTGCGCTCCTCGTTACGCTTGGCGATAGCAATAGCCTCGTCAGCGCGACGAACGTCGTCTTCGATCCTGTCGATTTTCTCTTTTACTTCGGCGTCGATTCCACCACGTGCCTCGGCGTCGTCCAGTGAAGACTGGATCTGCTCGATCAAGTTAGCGCGTAGTTCCTCCTGAGCCTTGATAAATTCGCTCATTTATTGAACTCCTGTTAGTTAGTTATCTTTTGATTCGGTGGCGGTGACGCTCAACCTCGATCGGCGGTAACGCTCAGATCTACGTACAAGCATAACAACGGGGACGACACGCGGGTAAAAGAAGAACCCCGCCGAAGTCCGACGGGGTTCCCCAACCAAGAAAAAAAGTATTTACTTATAGAGATAGCTACCTCGGTAGTCCGACTCTGCCACTACCTTATTGATATCTTCGAGCGATTGCAATACGTACTTAGAGGCTAGGTCGTTACCCCACTTAGCGGGACGCGTCCAGCTATCGGGCTTTACTAGACGACCCGTCTCCTTCTCGATAAAGGCGTGAACGTGTCGATTGCCTTCTTCGTTGTTTACGATCTTGTCGAACTTGCGCCCTTCCTCGACGACGTACTCGAAGTCCTTCTTTACGTCTTTGAAATCGAAGATCGAGGTAGTGCTGTGCTTCTCGCTTAGCTTCTGAGCGAATACTGTTGAGATCCAAGTTTCCATTTTGGAACTCCTTCCTTTTGTGTTGTCTAAATAGTAAGGTGCGGGATCTTATCTGTCCAGCTTCTTACGGCTGGGCTTGATCCAGTAGCCTCGGATAAACTTCTCGCCCTGCTTGGACGATTCGTAAGTATCCCGAAGCTTGCCGTCGATAACCGCTGCAAGGTGGCTATCGAGTTGAACGATTACCTTCTTGCGCTTCGGAAGGTTGTCCTTGCGGAAGCGAAGCTTGCCCTTGGGGTAAACGCGCTTCCAGCCAAGACCCTCGAGGTACTTGCCGTAGACGGCAGGGTGAGTCCCTTGTGTTGGGTGAGGGTTAGATCGGGAGTACGCGTTCCAGTAGAGGATCTTCTGCTGAAGGTAGAGATCCCCAAGTACCTTCTTGTACGGGATCCCCGTCGCGATTGCGATCGCCCGAGGGACGCAGTCTCCGACGCCCTTAGCTCGGTATCCTGCTTCGGCGCGACCGCCGTCGTCGTAGATAAAGTCGTTCTGCATTACGCTGCCCTCCTCTCTGCGAGGAGGTTCGCGCCCGTCTTGTTTTTGGAGTGAACGCGTACGACTCGATCGACGCGGAAGGATCGCATCTGCTCGCGACCCGAAGGTCCACCCCAGACGTCGATCCACTCGGTAGAGGGCTTGCGGACTAGCTTTACGAAACGGAAGCGTCCCCGCTCGCCTTGGATCTTTAGCTCGGTACGAGGCTTGACCTCGCGACCATTGATCTTGATCTCTAGAATTTCTTCGAACACTTGGTTTCCTTTCCTTTGTGTTGTGACAAATCTATCGAAGATCCGCGCCCTGTCAAGGAAGTTTCAGGAAAAATCGTAAAACGTTATAGATCCGTTATATAAGAAAACCCCGCCGGAGAAAGGAATAAAACCGACGGGGCGAACGCGTTACTTATCTCTTTTCGGAGATCTCAATTACTCGCGTTTCTTTGCTCGGGTTCGGAGTCTTGTCCTGCGACTTAGCTTCGTTCTTCCCGAGAATTGCGTCTACGATCGTATCGAGGTGATCGACGATCGCGCCTGTTTGCGGATTGCCTAGGGCGTCTAGTACCGCCTTCTTAGCTTGATCTTTATTCATTATGCCTTCTTCAGTAGGGTTTCGAGTTTCTTCTTCTTGAGTGCAAGCCAAGCCTCGCCGTCGAACTCTGGCTCTGTATTCTCCTGTACCTCCTCGATCGGGGACAAGGTGTCCAAGACCTTAGAGATTAGAGACTTCTCCTCGACCGAGATCGTCTGTCCCGATTCGATCTTTAGTAGGGCGTCCGCTAGATCGTCCGCGTCTACCTCGGCTCGTAGGGCGATCTTGTCTAGACCTCGAACGGTAGCGGTTCCTGCGGTCGCGCTATATGCGGGGAAAGCAACGATCGATACTTCGTGCAGTCTTACTGCGCGGAGAGTACGCTCGGATCCGTCCTCGTTCCACTCGTCACCGTTGCGAGGTACGGAGAATCCAAATGACATAGAGTCGATATCACCGCGCCTGATCAGCTCGGCGGTATCGCGCCCGAGAGTCGTATTGGGCAACGAAGCCATTACTCGGAGTCCTCGGTCGTCTTCTCTTAGCTGCAAGGTTCCTGCTCGGGTTGATCCGAGTACGGATCCCGTATCGTGGTTCCATAGGATCTTGATATCGTTACGTTGCTTTAGGGATCCCCTAAAAGCTCCCGGCGCGATCTTCTCGCGGAAGGGCAACGGCTCGCTCCAACTATCAAAGACCGCTGCGTAACCCTCGAACGTCATACCGCCCGACTCGTCTTCGCGGATCTCGAAATCTACCGAGCTAGTCCGAGTCTCGATTTTTGACAATGCTTCGCCTTTCGCTCTGCCTTCATTTTCTGCTTCAATTCTACTGACAACGCCTTCTGC